AACAGAAGTTGATAATGCACTTGATTCAAAAGCTGATCAAACTACAACTTACACAAAAACAGAAGTTGATACCGCATTAGATACAAAGCCTTCAAGCTCAGATTTTGATAATATCGTAAAAATTACACAAGGTGCTTATGGTCTTATCGAAACACCCGATCCTAATACACTTTATATTATAACTCTTTAAAATCATGCCCTCGATTTCATTAACAAATCCAACTAATATAACAAGTTTGGACTTTCGTGCTATTAGTACTCAGAAACTTGGTGGATCAATACAAAATTTGAGTAGATTTGGTAATCTACAGCGCTTTATAGCAATAGGTCATAATCTTGTGGGTTCTATCCCAGATATTAGTAATAACTCATTGCTTTCTCTATTTCAATGTTCTAATAATCAATTGTCTGGGTCTATTCCAGATTTGAGTTCTAATGCTCTGATGAAGTTTGTCTATCTGCACAACAACCAACTGACTGGTTCAATTCCAGACTTGAGTTCTAATAATCTCCTTAAGCAGTTCACTTGCAACAACAACCTACTGACCGGTTCAATTCCAGATTTGAGTTCTAACACAGCACTGCAACAGTTTAAGTGCCAGAACAATAATTTAACTTCTTTTGCTACGGGGTTTAATTTCAATTCAGCGATCTCTATTTTTAACTTCTCATTTAACAGTATAACCGCAGAGATTCCTTCCCTAACTGGAACAAATTTGACGTACTTTTTGTGCAACGGTAACACGAGCATATCCGTAGCTTCAAACTTTGCAGTGCCTGCCAGCTTACTTGAATTTCAAAGTCAAAACTGTAACATGAGTCAATCAACTGTGGACGACATATTGGCAGCATTCAATCTCGCAGGAGCATCAAATGGTGTTCTTTATATGGGCGGCAATAACGCCTCGCCAACGGGCGGATTCACCAATCCCGACTATGTAGCGTTAATCAACAGGGACTGGACAGTAGGAATTTTATAATATCATGGCACTACAAATCATAAACGAAGTAAACGGCATCAGTACTACGACAGAGCAGTGGTGGGTCATATACAATGCTGACACAAAAATCGTAATAGGGAATCCCATGCAATGCGTCTCATATGTTGCATCTCCTCATATAATGCTCATCGCTGATACAGAGGAAGAGATTCTAGCATACATTGAAGAGAACGGTTTAACACTTCCCAGCGAGGACTACGAATACGAAGAAGAGCAATTATGATTTTATACGAAGCAGTCGATGTAAAAGCTGGATCTGATCAAGTTATTGAAATACGAGCAGGTAGTGAATTAGTATGGGCTCGCGATCAGTTTTGGACATTTGATATACCGACACCGGGGACAGAGATACAAGTTGTATCTCGATTCACTGGATCAGTTGCGATTGATTGGGGTGATGGTGATACAGATACGTTGACTAATAACTTAGCGATTAATCATAATTATTAATATAAATAGATACTATGGCTAAACCAAATACAAGACAATCGTTAATTGATTATTGCTTAAGAGCTCTTGGAGCTCCCGTGATCGAGATTAACGTAGATGAAGATCAGCTTGAAGATCGTGTCGATGAGGCTATTCAATATTATCAAGAATATCACGGTGATGCGATTGTTCGTAATTTACGCAAACACCAAGTAACTCAGACAGATATTGATAATGGTTATGTTGAGGTGCCCAATGGCGCTAATGTGCTTTCTATTAATAACGTTTTTAGTGTAAGCAATTCACAGACAGACGCTGGTATATTTTCAGTCGATTATCAAATTCATTTAAATGATATTTTTGATTTGAATGGTGCGCATGGCGGAATCGTTAATTACGAATTGACTAAACAGTATATGTCTTTAATTGATCGTAATATTAATGGTATGTATGAAATGATCGAATGGTCACGCCATAAAAATCGTGTCAACTTTCATTCTGATACTCTTAAAAAGGTTAAAGATAAGTATATCGTTCTTGATGGTTATGAAGCAATAGATCCAGAAGTCTATACTGATGTTTATAATGATGCATTCATTAAAAAATATACAACTGCTCTTTTCAAAAGACAATGGGGATTGAACTTAATTAAGTTTGAAGGAATGGTTTTACCAGGTGGTGTAACGTTAAATGGCCGTCAAATATTTGATGATGCTAAAGAAGAAATTCAACAACTCGAAGAAACTATGCAGTTGAAACACGAGATGCCACCATTAGATTTTATCGGTTAATGCGTTATGCCAAGAAATGTATACTTTAGTCAAGGAACAACCCCAGAGAAAAGACTTTATGAAGATATTACCATAGAGGCTCTTAAGATCTATGGTCATGACGTATACTATATTCCACGCACAATAGTTAATACGAATGCCATCTTTAATGAAGATGCATTAAGTAAATTTGGTGAAGCATTTCAAATTGAGATGTATGTTGAAAACACTGATGGCTTTGAAGGCGATGGAGATTTACTTTCTAAGTTTGGTGTAGAAGTTCGAGATTCAATGACGTTGGTTCTTTCAAATCGACGTTGGGAAGAACTCGTTGGTAGATTCCAACCTACTCCAGAGACTCGTCCACAAGAAGGCGATTTAATCTATTTTCCATTGGTTAACGGTTTATTCCAAATTACGTTCGTTGAAGATGAATCGCCTTTTTATCAAATAGCAAACATTCCAACATTTAAACTCACCTGTGAATTATTTGAGTATGGTAATGAGGCAATTGATACGGGCATCGAAGAAATAGATAGGTTTGAGACAAAATTTGCTACTCGTACTCAATTGACATTAGGTTCTGGAAGTGGTATATTCCAAGTAGGTGAAGACGTAACACAAGTAAATGCTACGAGTGGAATTACAGTTACAGGCGAAGTAGCTACTACACCAATAGCTGAAAATCGTAACTGGTTACAATTAGGCCAAGACATTGACGGTGAAGCTGAATTTGATCAAAGTGGACGCAGAGTTAGTATGAATGATGCCGGTAATCGAGTTGCAATTGGAGCTATAGGTAATGATGGTAATGGTACTAGTTCTGGTCATACAAGAATCTATAAATATAGTAATGGAACGTGGTCTCAATTAGGTCAAGACATTGACGGTGAAGCTGTTGGTGATAATAGTGGTTATAGTGTTAGCATGAATTCGACTGGTGATCGCGTTGCGATTGGAGCAATATATAATGATGGTAATGGTACTAGTTCTGGTCATACAAGAATCTATGAATATAGTAATGGAACGTGGTCTCAATTAGGTCAAGACATTGATGGTGAAGTTCTTAATGATCAAAGTGGTTATAGTGTTAGTATGAATGATGCCGGTAATCGAGTTGCAATTGGAGCTATAGGTAATGATGGTAATGGTTCTAATTCTGGTCATACAAGAATCTATGAATACGATGGTACTAACTGGACGCAATTAGGACAAGATATCGACGGTGAAGCTGTTGGTGATATTAGTGGTTATAGTGTTAGCATGAATTCGACTGGTGATCGCGTTGCGATTGGAGCAATATATAATGATGGTAATGGTACTAGTTCTGGTCATACAAGAATCTATGAATATGATGATATTACTCAAGAATGGGTACAATTAGGCAATGATATCGATGGTGAAGGTGTTAATGATTTTAGTGGTCGTAGCGTTAGTTTGAATGCTAATGGCGATCGTGTTGCAATTGGTGCTTTAGGTAATCCTCAAGAAGAATTTAGTGGTTATACGATAATCTATGAATTCAATGGTACTAACTGGACTCAATTGGGATCACATATTGATGGTGAAAGTTATAGCATAAGTATAAATGCTGCAGGTGATCGTGTTACAATTGGAGATCGCACTGGTGTCGATGACAGTGGTCGTACAAGAATCTATGAATTCAATGTTAGTACTCAAGATTGGGTTCAATTGAGTGATGATATTTATGGTGAAGCTGCAGGTGATATTAGTGGTTTTAGCGTAAGTATGAATGCTGAAGGTAATCGAGTTGCGATTGGTGCTAGATATAACGATGGTGTTAATGGTACTGCTTCTGGTCATACAAGAATCTATGAATATGCTATAAGCGGCTATAATTCTGGCGCAACTATTGAAATATCCAGTCAAGAAGCAAGCGATGGAAGTAATACACTGTTTGCACCAACGTCTGGAACTACACCAGGAAATATCGTAGGTTCTACTTCCGGCGCTTCTTATGCTATTACATCTACAAATGCTTTTAGCGCACTTGATAGTAACGATCCTTTTGCCGATAACGAAGATTTTGAAAACGCTATTAGTGCTGGAGACTTTATTGACTTTAGTGAAACAAATCCATTTGGAGAAGTGAATATCACTACATAACTATGTTAGGTCCTTATTTTTACAATCAAACTTTAAAGAAAGCTGTGGCTGTTTTTGGTACGGTATTCAATAATATGCGTATCGTAAGACAGGGAACTGGAGAAACACGCGTGCCAATCGCTTATGGGCCTCGTAAAAAATTCTTAGCTAGAATAAATGCTAATACCGAAGCCGCCACAGACGCATCTATTGCGATAAAGCTTCCGCGGATGAGTTTTGAAATTACATCAATTGAATTTGATACAGATTCTAAATTGAATAAATTTAATAAGAGATGTTTTCCTATTCCTGGAGAAGCAGGTAAAACGCAGGTAGTAAATCAAAGCGTTCCTTATAATATTGGTATGCAACTTAACATATACGCCAAAAACCAAGACGATGTTTTGCAAATATACGAACAAATCCTTCCAACCTTTTCTCCCGAATATACTGTTGCAGTAAAAGATATGGAGGGGCCGGGTAGTGTTACTGATGTACCTATTGTTCTTAACAACACAACATTTCAAGATGATTATGAAGGTGACTTTATCACAAGAAGAACACTTATATATTCTTTGGACTTTACTATGAAAGTTCGCTTTGCGGGTGGTGTAACCGAAGGTAAGGTTATACGTGTAGTTGATACTTTCTTTTATAGTGACACTGAAAATGTAGAAGCTTTAAAAATCGAAAATCCATACGGAGAAGAAAACGTGCGTATTACCGTTGGCGAAAATGACGAGCCACCTCTTGATGATACTGATACTATAACAACCACATTTGGTTTTGATCATGGCTAAAAATGAAATACTTAATGCACTCGAAAAAAATCTCAATATCGTAAAAACTCCTAAGACTGAAGTTAATAAAGGTGAAATTATACGAGACACCGAAGATGATGTTGAGTATTCTCGAGAAAAAATAAAAAATTTGATTGATCAATCGTCTGAAGCGATCGAGCAGCTAATGGCATTGGCATCCGAATCAGAACATCCTCGAGCGTTTGAGGTATTGTCTAATATGATTAAAGACACAAGTCAAATGACTCAAGATCTTGTTAAATTGCAAAAGATTCGAAAGGATATTACTCAAGAAAAAGAAAAGAGTAAAGGCGATACGACGAACAATTCTATATTTGTTGGTTCTACTACAGAATTACAAAAGTTTTTAAGAAGTGATCGTGAAATAAAACACGTAATTGAGGAGGAAGAATGAGCGACTTTTATATGGGAAATAAGCTCGTGAAGGGCGATTCCGTAAATCAAAATTTTACGAAGGAAGAGGTTTCCGAATATATGAAGTGTATGAGTAGTCCTATATACTTTGCTGAAAAATATATCAAAGTTATAGCTCCAAGTAAAGGCCTTATACCATTTAAGCCTTATCCCTATCAGAAAAAAATGTTTAAAACGTTTAATGAAAACCGGTTTAATATTGTTTTAGCTTGTCGTCAATCGGGCAAATCGATTACATCGGTCATTTATATTTTATGGTATGCCATTTTTAATCCTGAAAAGACAATTGCAATTCTTGCAAATAAGGGATCAACTGCTCGAGAAATGCTTGGGCGTATCACACTTGCTTTAGAGAATCTTCCATTCTTTTTACAGCCAGGATGTAGAGAATTAAATAAAGGTAATATTACGTTTGCGAATAACGCCAAGATTGTTGCAGCTGCTACCTCGGGCAGTTCAATTCGTGGTTTGTCGATTGATCTTCTTTTTCTTGATGAGTTTGCATTCATTGAAAGAGATGCTGAGTTCTACACCTCGACATATCCCGTTGTTTCTGCGGGTAACGAGACAAAAGTGATTATTGCATCCACCGCGAATGGTGTTGGCAATATGTTCTATAAAATCTGGGAAGGATCTAAAAAAGGTATTAACGAATTTAAATCATCACGGATTGATTGGTTTGACGTTCCTGGACGAGATGAAGAATGGAAAAGACAAAC